AACGATACTCTGGCCAGTTACAAGACCAAAGCAGCTGCTCAAGCATCAGCAGCAGACAAGGCAGGTAACTTTAAGAAAGCAGATAAAAGATTTTCGGGCATTACACGAGCTACAAATAAACAGTTCGACAATGATGCAAAAGAAGTTCTTCGTAAACGTGCTGAGAAAACTCGTGAGATGGAAAGAAAAATGCGAGAAGATGTTGATAAACTTCACGCAGAGGCTATTTTAGAGAATAGTAAAATGAATGAAAATTTTGACTGGAAAGTGCAGTTGAGAGGTCTTCCAGTATTTTATGTTCCCGCAAAAAGCGCAGGTGAAGTCAGAGCAATGCTTCGACGCCAAATCAAAAAACCAGATGATATCTTATCAATCGAAAGGTCTACAAAGGCTGAAAAGAAAAAAGATTTTAGAGATAGAATAAGCGGTAAAGAATCTGAAGAATAAACTCTTGACAAAGCATAGAGTTTAGTTGTATACTTATATTATTGTAACAAATCTGGAATTATATTATGAAGATCAAAAAGAAGCATAAAAATGAATCCTTTGATTCTCTTTTTCGCCGATTTAAAAAAGGCGTGGAGAAAAAGGATGTTATCAATGAAGTGAAGAAACGTGAGCATCATGTGAAGACAAGTATTAAACGTAAGCTTTCAAAAGAAGTTGCTCAGAAGAATGAAAGAAAGAGGCAGGAGGAACAAAACGTTCGACGTATTCCTGTGTGAGAATGTTTATTGAGTTGCACCTATATGATAAGTTCGACAAAACTGCATTAGATATCTTAAAATTATTAGATGATGCAGACATAACTTTTTCTGTTTGTACTTATAGTTCAAAAGAACCTATAGAAAATATTTCTAAGAAATTAGGTTCACCAATCAAAAGACTTCCTGCCGTTTTTGTGGACGGAGAAAAAATTGGTCGTTATTACGATCTTGTAGAATTTTTAGTGTCTAAAGGATATATAGATTACCAAGGTAAACGATGTCAAGTAAAGTAGATAAAATGGCAAAGGCTAGAGCCGCCAAAAAACCACCAGAGTATAAGAATATTCATCCCGATATAAAGTCTTTGGATGATGATAATTATCTTAGTATTAAAAATGTAAAAGAGTGGGAAAGGCACAATAAGGATCGAGTCAAAGAATTAAAGTATACTATTAGAAGAATCGAAAAAGGAAAAGAACAAAATCTTCTAATACGAGAACTTTACAATCGTGAAGGATATTTAAAGAATATTGCAACATATTTTGAGACTGGAACCTGGTTAGATTTGTTTTACGGTAAAGATCAAGAACAACTTGTGCGTTGGAAAATTACGGCTTATGCTTACGATGAGGAGGGATATGCTAAAATTAAATTACCTCTTGACATAGATGAAGATTTCTGATAAAGTTATAGAATGTTTAAATATGCCTCTATAGTTAAATGGTATAACAGTACACTTGTAATGTTCAATTGTTGGTTCGATTCCATCTAGAGGCTCCAAAATTATAGATTATGATATTAGTTGACTTCAATCAAATTGCAATTGGCAGTGTCATGGTGTCATTGCATCGTGGTGCTGAGTTATCAGAAGAATTGGTCAGGCATATTATTCTGAATCAGCTTAGATATTATCGTTCAAAGTTTCATGAAAAATATGGAGAACTGGTAATTTGTTGTGACAGTAAACATTACTGGCGTCGAGATTTTTTTCCAAACTATAAAGTAAATCGTAAGAAAGAACGAGAGGCCACAGGTAATGATTGGGATAGTATCTTTGAGTGTATTCATAAAGTTCGTGATGAATTAGATAAAAACTTTCCATATAAAGTTGTAATTTCTTATGGTGCAGAGGCTGATGATATTATCGCAACACTTACTTTTGATAATACAGCCGAAAAACATTTAATTCTATCTTCTGATAAAGACTTTGTTCAATTGCACAGATATAATGTTGAACAGTTTAGTCCTGTTACTAAAAAGTTTGTAAAGAATAGAGATACAGTTGAAGAATATCTTTACGAACATATTATGAAGGGTGATCGCAGTGATGGTGTTCCCAATATTCTTTCACCAGACGATACATTTGTTACAGATAAAAGACAGAAGCCAATTAGAAAAAATGCAATAAACGACATTGTAGAAGCTTTGAATCGTTTTCCTCCAGATAAAGTATATCATTTAGCAAAGTGTTCTAAAGATACTTGGATTCGTAATTGGCAAAGAAATGAAACTCTAATTAATTTAAGAAAGATTCCAGACGAAATAAGTATGGATATAAGAAAACAATTTAAAGAAGCTAATGTTGCAGATAGATCAAACCTGTTTAATTATTTTATTCAGAGTGGTTTAACTACATTAATTGACCAAGTAGGAGATTTTTAAAATGCCTGTAGAAAACTATACACCACTGTACAGTGAAGTTTGTACTAAAATTAACAATGCAAAAGATAAACCGAAGAAGATTGAAATTCTTCGCCAATATCGAACACCTCAGTTTGAGATGTTTCTAAAGTCTGCATTAGATCCAAATATTGAATGGCTATTACCAGAAGGTGATGTTCCATTCATTCCTAATGAAGCACCTGACGGTACAGAACATACTCGTCTAAGTCAGCAGATGAATATCTGCTACAACTTTGTAAAACTTCATAGAGACAATGTTGGAATGGATCCAGTAATTGGTAATCCAAAACTTAACTCTGCTCGTCGGGAGATGTTGTTTATTCAAATGCTTGAAGGTCTGCATCAAGATGAAGCTAATTTAATTATTCTAGCAAAGGACAAGTTAGTCAGTAAGAAATATAAAGGACTTACTGCAAAGGCAGTTCAAGAAGCATACAATTGGAACGACAATTTCGAACCTCTATAAGAATATTAGTAATTACTAATATACTAATATGAATAAAAGACCCCTAGTTTCTAGGGGTTTTTTAATTTTCTCTTTAAAATCAAATACTTAGGTGTATTGACTTCATACTCAAATCCTGAGATAATAATACTATGTTTTCATCAATATGGAGAAGTGTAACCAAATGTCAGTAATCATGCCAAAAGTAGTTGGATATAAAATTATGAGCCCGGATATGAAAAAGGTCATATCTGAACATGGACCCGAAGATTTGAATAAATGTCGTAAACTTATCGAAGGTACAGATAACATCATTCACTTTCAATTTAAGGAATTAGAACAAGATGAAAGTGTACATTAGTGGTTATCGTGCAAATAACACAGAACTTTATAACGAAATAGTAAATGCCTGCTACTATTTTACCTATAGACTTCTGGGTGGTCATATGTGGAGAAATGTTACAGTAGACCTTATTCTTAAAAACAATATGTTCAAAAAAGAACGTGCTTATGGTCTTTGTTCTATTGCAGGTGAAGTAAAAAAACCAAGAGAGTTTGAGGTTGAACTTGATGCATCTAAGGAAAACTCTTTAGAACAGATTTTAACTTGGCTTGCTCATGAACTTGTTCACGTTAAACAATTTGTAAGAGGAGAACTCTTTGATTATGAGAATGGTGATGTCAAGTGGAAATCTAAAATTTTTCGTGACGGTAAAGTGTCCTATGAAGATGCTCCGTGGGAGAAAGAGGCCTACCGTCTAGAAGATAAATTATATCTTGAATATATAAAGTCAAAGAAAAAAAGTGAGGAGTCAAAATAATGGCAGTGGGTAATTGGGCAGACTGGCAAGTTACTTTACTTGCGGACAGTTTGGGAGTAAAGAAACCAAAACGAGAATGGTTTAAGGGTGAGCAAAACAGTTACGCAACATCACTACGAAGTTGGAGCCATATCACTGGTAAAATTTTAACTCAGTTAAAATTAGAAGAACGTCAAATGATTTTGTTCATATATCATTTGGGTCTTGAACACGTTGGTGTAGACACGTTTGAAATAACGGATGATGTAAGAAGTGACTATAAACCAAGTGAGGAGTATACAAAGTTATAATGGAACCTTCAGTAAGCATTGTTATGGCTGTTATGACAGTATTGTCTCCTATGCTTGATATTCAATCGAGTCGGGATGAAATATATTGTGCTGCTCAAAATATTTACTTTGAGAGTAGAGGAGAGCCAGATATAGGTCAAGTTGCAGTTGCTCAAGTTGTTTTAAATAGAGTAAAAAGTAACAAGTGGCCAATGTCTATTTGTGATGTGGTCTGGCAAGAAAAACAGTTTAGTTGGACTCATGATGGAAAAAGTGATAGAATTAATATTTTAAATACAGTGACTCGTGAAGCTTGGATTAAATCTGTTTATTATGCAGTTACAGCAATCGAAGAAAAAGACATCACAAATGGAGCAACACACTATCACAATACAAGTGTAACTCCATATTGGGCAGATAGTATGACGATTACCGCAAAAATAGGTAATCATATTTTTTATAGAGAGGATTAAAATGCAATCAGGCAAAAAGGTAGATATTACATTAGTCAGTCGTATGGACGATAAGATTCGTTCGGAAAATCATAGACTAGAAAATGCAAATAAAGAAAAATTAAAGGGCGTGGCAAGGCACTTATATTTAAGCGGTCTAGTTAAATTGAATAAAGCAAACGATTTAGCAGAGTCTGGAAAAGGACTTGCCAATATGAAAGTGACTAAAACCAAGGAGAAAGAAAGTGAATAAGGTAGTAATTGCAACAGTTGTAGCGACAACAATGGTAACTGGCTGTGCTAATATGAGTAATGAGCAACAGGGACAAATTGCGGGTGTTGCTATAGGAACAGTTGTTGCACACAATGCATCAAAGGGGCATAAGGATAGAGGACTAGCTCTTGTAATTGGAGCGCTTGCTGGAGGACTTATTGGTAGTCAAATTGGAGCATCTCTTGACGAACGTGATCGACAATTGCACGGCAATACTACATATGATGCCTTAGAGACCTTACCAGATAATACAGCATCATCTTGGAACAACCCCAATACAGGTCATTCAGGAACGGTGGTAGCTACACAAACATGGCAGACTTCTGCGGGACAGTATTGTCGAGAATATCAGCAGACGATTATTGTTGGTGGAGAACAACAACAGGGTTATGGAACTGCCTGTCGTCAGCCAGATGGTTCGTGGAAAATGATGTAATGTGTAAAATTCGGAGATTAGCACAGTCTGGTAGTGTACTCGCTTTGGGAGCGAGGGGTCGCAGGTTCAAATCCTGCATCTCCGACCAAGAGTTACAAATAAATATATCATAAAGAGGACTATAATATGCCACGATATCGAATGGTAAATCCAGAAACAAGTGAACCAGAGGATATTAGTTGTTCAATTGCGGAGATGGAAGTATTGAAGACACAGGGATGGATACATATCTTTGTACCCAATCCAAATTCTATTATTTCTGGTCGTGATACTTCTGGTCATGGTGGTGGTCACGCAACGAGTGATGGGTGGAAAGATGTTCTTAGACGAATCCGAGACAATAATCCACGAAGTACTATTGACGTTTAATATCATAAATAGTCAGGTAACCATTAACAAAGGAGTCTTGGCTTGAGTAGGCACAAAAAAATGTACATCAATCACAATAATCTTTTAACAATAGAACCTGTAGGTCCTTCACAGAATACAGCGTTTGAGGAATACAATAAAGGACAAAATCTTTTTCTATCAGGTGCTGCGGGTACAGGTAAAACGTTCATACTTCTACATTTAGCACTAAAAGAAGTTTTGTCTAAAGATACACCTTATGAGAAGGTTGTACTGATTAGAAGTTTATTACCTTCCAGAGACATTGGATTTCTTCCCGGAACTTTGGATGAGAAAGCCAATCTGTATCAAGATCCTTATCGAATTCTTGTTCGATATCTATTTCAGATGCCAAACGAACAAGAATTTTCTATGCTCTACGATAAACTTATCGGTCAGGGTAGCTTAGAATTTTATTCTACCTCTTTTCTTAGAGGTCAGACTTTTGATCGGTCTATTATTATTGTCGATGAAGCACAAAATATGCTTTTTCACGAATTAGACACAATCATTACACGAACAGGACAGGATTCTAAAGTCATGTTTTGCGGCGATGATGCTCAGACAGACCTCAAAAAGAACAATGGTGACAGAGATGGATATCGTCAGTTTGCCAATATTCTTGAGGACATGAAAGAGTTCAGTGTAGTTGAGTTTGGTATTGGAGATATTATTCGTTCTGGTTTGGTTCGTTCTTATCTTATTGCAAAAACTAATATGGGCGTTCGGGAAATGGGTTGACTTATTCTGTAACTTCGGTTATAATTATAAGTTATGAAAACACAAAACGCAGTGCCTTACGAGTGGCCAGAACTCAAAAGTGAAACTATTAACGGTTGTAGGTTCTATACTACACCAAATGGTGAGAAATATCCTTCGATTACTACGGTGATCGGACAACAACCAGGTAAGACACATTCCCTTCAGGAATGGAAAGATCGAGTTGGTGAAGCACAAGCTAACTTAATCAGTCGTCGTGCTGCATCAAGAGGCACTGCCTTTCATCATATTTGTGAAGATTATCTAGACGGTATTGAACACTTTGATACCAAACTAGAAGAACATCATAAGAAGAAAAATTTTCTTGCTTATTGTATGTTCAAAGAAATGCAACCCTATCTAGATAGTAAGGTTAATAAAGTTCTCTTACAAGAACAACCAATGTATTCTGAGAGATTTGGTGTTGCAGGCCGCTGTGATTTAATTGGTGTATATGATTCAGAACTGGCTGTTGTTGATTTTAAAACAACAACAAGGATGAAAAAAGAAGAATGGATTGAGGATTATTTTGTTCAATGTTCTGCTTATGCTTCTATGTATGAAGAACATATGAAAGTTGGTATTGATAAAGTCGTTGTAATGATGGTTGCAGAAGACGGTGAAGTTAATATTTTTGAAAAGAAAACAGCTGATTATTTGGACAAACTACAAACAATAATGAACGAATGGTACGATAATTTTGTCTACAAGGTAGGAATTGCATAGATGAATGATGATGATGCTTGGTTAAAATATAAACATCATCACAAATGGTTTAATAAATTATGGTTATCTGAAAAACTGGGATATGTTTGTGGACCATCTGGTGTTAAAGTTCCTAAAGAAGGTTGGTATATTCACAGACCAATTTATAATTTGTCTGGAATGGGAATAGGAACAGAAAGAAAATGGTTAATGCCTCATGATGTTGATGTCCGTCCTGGTTATTTTTGGTGTGAAAAATTTGAAGGAGAACATTTATCTATAGACTTAGAGTGGTCTTATGCAGGACCTCCTTTTTGGAATGTTGTAAGCTGTTATGAGGGAATAAAAAGAGACTGCCAAAGATTCGATATGTGGATTAAACGAGAGATTGAATTTCAATTACCTCATTTCTTTTGCGAACTTTCTGATGTTGGAATAATTAATGTTGAAACAATTGGTGGAAATATTATAGAAGTTCATTTAAGAACCAGTCCAGATCCAAAATACGATGAAATAATTCCTGTATTTCTTGGAGAAGAAAAAAATATTTCTGGATATAAATGGATAGAATCTTATGAAGATGCAGATAAACTTTTAGATCCTCCTCGGCTTGGATTTTTAGTTAGATAAATAACTATGACAACTTTACAACAGATGTTGTCTTTTTACAACAAATAGGAGATGTTATGAAAAAAGCATTACTAGCACTTTTATGTGCTTTTCCACTTGCCTCACAAGCATTTTTGACTGCAAGTACTGAAACAGACATTAACTATTATCATGATTTTTCTTTGAGTGTTGACCAGTTCAAATTGAGTCATAATCAATATGGTGACTGGGGTTTAAATGAAACTCGTATCGGTTGGGGCGGCCTTTCAGCAATCACAAGCGATACTTTAGATTTTGGTATTTCTTATGAAACCACCTTTTCCGCTGGTCTAGATGGCAATGAGTTTGAAATTAAATCTGGTATGCATATGCACAACGACGTTATCTTTTCGTTAGATACTTCATTTTTCGTTGGAGGATTGAAAGTTCTACCTTCAGCAGACTGGAATCTTTCTAGTTCTGCAATGGATGCAGAAGTTGGATTTGAATATAAATTGTCAAGTGTTGACGCAGTAACAACTCTTTTCTATGATGTAAGTTCTATTGCTTATAATGGATCAGAGTTTTCTTTAGGATATAACTTTCATATAAATGACGCTATTTCCGTCAAACCTAATATGGTAATTCCTTTCGATAGTGAATGGGATCAGGGTGATATCCGAGCTGGACTGTCCATTAATGTAGCATTTGCAACAAATCCAGGACAATAAATAAATCGTGGATAAAACTGTAGACGGTAAAGGAGTAGACGTTGCGGACGGCGGGGCAGTACCGCCCACCTCCACCAAATCATTTTTAGG